TCTTAACCTTAGTCCTATACGGCATCAACGAAATGCAATGCTTAATGGTACGGATTGGACTCAGATAGCAGACGCTAAACTGGGCGATCATACTGCTGAAGAATGGGCGACATACCGTCAAGAACTACGTGATCTACCTAGCAAATACAGCAAGGTGTCTGAAGTTGTTTGGCCTGATGACCCTCCTACAGCTAAAGCTAAAGCCGAAGAGTAACGTGATTAATGCCTGTATATCCAGCACCCGGACAAGACTATAGCTCAACCACATTAGAGTATTCTGGTGGGTCTTCTACGTATACAGGATCAACTTACAAATACAGCGAACCCGGATTAAATTACAATCATGTAACAACTGAGTATGCCGATCAAACATTCAATATCGGGTATCGGAAAGCTAATGTAGGTTACCGAAGCGCCGACTGGCGTTACGACGGTGCGGCTTCTTATGAAACGCACACAATAACTGCTTCAATATCTGCTTCTGGTTCTTCCAGTGTCACATTGCAGATGACGAACTTTATTGGCGGTAGTGTCACTGGGTCGGGTTCCACTTCAACAACTGTTCAATCAACACAGTTTATAGGTTCTTCGCTTTCAGCTACTGGTTCTACAGTAACTGCAATCATCGAAGAAGCTTTGTTAAGTGCTGGCATATCAGCATCTTCGTCACTGTCAGCTACTGTATTTCAGAAACATTTTCTTAGTGGCGAGTCGCTTTCTTCTACTGGTTCTACGCTAACGGAAATTATCGAGGAGGCTTTAATAGCTGCTTCGCTTACAGGATCGGCAACAATTACTTGCACTATTGGCGCGGATAGACCAAATCCTGATGTTACTTTGGCAGTTTCTTTGCCAACCGATGTTACTCTTGTATCATCGTTAGTACATGACGTTTCGATTACAGTAGGTGTTTAATGGCAACATACGATAAAAATGACCAAGTGCGTGTAACTGCCACGTTTACAACTGGTGGTACTGCTGACGATCCAACAGATAATGAAGATGATGTGACTATCACTTGGAATAAACCTGATGGGACTAACACTTCTTATACAGGGTCAGGTGGTATGACACGATCTGGTGCAGGTGTGTATTATAAAGATTTTACATTAGATCAGATAGGTATTCACACAATAAAGTTTGTTGGTAGTGAAGGTATCATTGCCGCAGAAACAGTTGAGTTAGAGGTAACGAAGTCAATCTTCGACCACGCATAAACTTATGACACAAAACGCTAGTAAAGATCGAGGCGAGAAGAATAGGAAACTATTTCTTCAAGCTTTAGAAGATCAAGGAACAGTCCAGGGGGCTTGTAACATTGTTGGTGTTACACGTTCCGCTTATGAGAAGTGGAGACAAAGGTTCCCAGAGTTCGCGGCTAAAGCTGATGCTTTAAGAAATGAACTCTCAGTTAATGAACCTAAGAAAGAATGGGATGGTTCTTTTAAAAGTTTCAGAGATGAATACTTTGGACATATGTCACCTTGGTTTCATCTTCAAGCTATTAATGCGTATGAGAACACACCTCCGGGGAACTTAACTCTTATCTTGTGGCCACCTGAGCATGGTAAAACTACTCTTGCTGAGGATTATTTTTGTTACAAGCTGGCTACGAACCCTGAGTTCAGAATCACTGTTGGTTCTGAAGGGCAGGACATGAGCCGTAAAATTCTTGGGCGTATCCGTACACGTATGGAACCTCATGGCCCTTTTCCTAAATATGTAAGCAAGTTCGGACCGTTTGTTCCACAGAACCAGAGTGGTCGTAAGACTGCTCAAATGTGGGGGGCTGATTATTTTGATGTTTTCAAAAAGCAAAGGCATGATGAGCGTGACTATTCGATGGTGGCTTTGGGTTGGCGATCTAAAATTGCTGGTACTCGAACCGACCATTTGCATGTGGATGATATTCAGTCTCGTGTTTCGTTAAACCTTACAGAACAAATGTTCGAGGTGTTCCGACAGGACTGGTTGACTCGTCCGGGTGAGAATGGGCGCACAAGTATTAATGGCACAAGGGTAGGTGAGGATGATTTCTATGAAAGAGTAATGAATGAAATAGATGAAGACATCCTTACTGTTATTAAATTTCCTGCAATTATTACAAACGATGAGGGTGAACCTGAACCGTTATGGCCTGAAATGTTTTCTATGGAAAAGCTTGATCGTATTCGTCGTAAGGTTGGTGAAGAAGCATGGTCAAGAAACTACATGCAAGAACCTACCAGCTCTCTTTCTGCAACTTTCACGGATGATGCTATAAAGAAATGTTTAAATCCTTTAAGGTCGGTATTACATGATCCGCCTAAAGATTGTAGTGTTTACATTGGGTTAGACCCTGCATTGGGTTCCAATAATTGTGTAGTTGCCGCAACCCCACATGAAGGAAAGCTGAAGATTCTTTTCATTAGAGAAGATATTGGGTTGACACGCAATGAACAAATATTGCAAGTAGTTGAAGATGCGATACTCAGGTGTATGAAGAATGGTAGTACTGTTTCTGATGTTGTGATTGAAGCAATGGTGTTTCAAAAAGGGTTATCTCGTGATGAACGTCTTATTGAAATGACAGATAAATATGGGTTTAGAGTAAGGGAACATCTGACAGGTGTGAACAAATATGATGAAACTATAGGGGTTCCTTCAATGGCTTTATCGTTTATGCGTGAGGAAATTGAGATACCTTACGCTGATGATCCGTCAACAAGACATCAGGCTGACCAGTTAATTAGACAGCTAAAATCATGGCGGCCATTAAAAAGGGGTACTAGACTAAGGCAGGATCAGGTAATGGCACTCTGGTTCATATGGATATTATGGAGGCAAAGGAAGCAGGCATTTGATGTGGACTCTTCACAATTCTCGTTTAAAGCGCTACCTTGGAGTAAGTCTAAAACACCTGCGAAAGTCGTAACATAATGTACACATTTGAAGAAATAGTTGGAATAATAAGACAGCGGCAAGAAGCGCAGTCGCCTTTATTAGAACGTATGCTTGATATTAAAGAACGTTACAACGGTGATTATGTTATACCGCTTCCTTCTATGGATGAAGAACCTATTCTTCCTCCATTAACTCCTGCTTTAATTTCTGAAAACATTGATGCTGTAGCTCAACGAGCCGCATCTGTTATGCCATTTATCGGATGTCCTGCTATTGACCCTAGCAAAGAACGGGGTAGAAGATCGAGACAATATGCTGATGTTCGTAAACGTGCGCTTGCCGCTACGTGGTATCAGAACCGTTTTAAAGTGAAGATGCGTAGAGCGTATCGTCATCTTGCTGGTTATGCTACGACAGCTTTATGCGTATACCCTGACTTCAAGTTAGGTATGCCAAAGATTGAAGTACGTGATCCTTTAGGTGTTTATCCTGAACCACAAGCCGCTGAAAATTATGATGTTCCTCGCAACTGTGGTTTTGTGTACGGCAAGTCTGGTGACTGGCTACGCGCAAATTATCCTGCTTCTAGAACTGAAAACGGTGGGCCGATAGATTCAGATGAAAACGCTAGGCAAGAACTATGGGATGTATGCGAATGGATTGACGGTGAACATATCGTTATTGGAATAATGGGGCCACGTTATGGTTATCACAACTCAACGTATTCTTATCACAGCACACAATTAGAATTGTCAAGGGCTATTAACAGAGCAGGCATGCCTTGTGTAATAACTCCTGGACGTATCACTTTAGATAAGATAGCTTCGTCAGTTTCAAATGTTGTCGGTATGACAGACTTGATGGCAAAGCTTATGGCTTTGGAAATAATCGCACAGGAGAAAGCAATTTTCCCTGATAGGTACATCATTGGCCGTTCAGGTCAAGTGCCTATGATTGTAGGAGGTGAATGGAAAGATGGGCGCGAAGGTGAAGTCAACGTACTGCTTGACGCAGAACAAATTGGAGAGCTTCGCTCCTCACCCGATCCCTCAACCAATATCGCCATTGATAGACTTGAACGTAATGCGAGGATCTCTACTGGCACGGTTCCCCAGATCGGTGGAGAAAGTTACGGTGCTTTACGGACTGGTAGGGGCATTGACGCTCTCATGGGCGCTTCTCTTGATCCACGTGTGCAGGAGCTTCAAGAGACAATGGAAGCACATCTTCCCTATTTGAATGAATGCATCTTTGCTTGTTACAGAGGTTACTTCGATCAACAAAAGTTTGTTACATTCACAGGCTACTCAGGTGACTTCGGTCACGTAGAGTTCACACCTGAAGAACATTTCGAGTCTTTCGATAATGTTGTTTCTCATTCAATACCCGGAGCAGATGTTCAGGGTACAACAATTCAGTTAGGTCAGTTGCTACAGATGAAAGGTATTAGTCTTAATACTTTTCGTGTGAAGCATCCTTTCGTTGACGATCCTGAAGCTGAAGGCAGAAGGGTTGATGAGGAACAATTAGAAGAAGCGGTAATGGCAGGTATACAACAACAAGCCGCTCAAGGAACTATGCCTATTGTTTATGTAGCGAAAATCGAAAAGTTCAGAAAGGATGGACATGACATTTTTGAGTCTATCCGTAGGGCTGACGAAGAGCTACGCCAAGAACAAGCTCAGGAAATTCCTGAACCTGCCGAAGGTCAAATGATGGCTCCTGAAGCGGCACCAGGATTAGCCGGTGGTCCAGAGATGGCGGCTGGCGCTCCTCCTGAACAAGCTCCTCCGGGTTTAGCTGAGATGAGAGCCGCATTGTTAGCAGGCGCTAATGCCTAGAGCTAAGAAAACTCAAGGAGCTAAAGCTCCGGGTTTGGAAGCTGGTGCTTCGTATGGTGAGAAGTCTGAGAATCTTCAGGCTCAAAATCCTAACGAGGGTGGTATAGCTCTTCCTAACATGCAAACTAAATATGATACTGCGCGTACACCTGATGGTCAGGTAGCGGCGGCTCAACCTCAAGGTGCTGTTGATGCACCTTTAGATTTGGCACAGCAGTGGATACCTAATGTCACTCCTTTGACAGCGGCGGATGATCGCCCTGATCTTGGGTTAACTGCTGGTATAGAACGTCAACCAATGCCCGGACAAGAGTTGGGTACTGTTTCGTCTGAAAGGGCTACTAGGCTTATCAGACGGCTTGCTATGACGACAGGCAATCCAAATTTGACTGCTCTCGTAAAGTCGTTTGAGTCTCGTGGCTGACCAAGAAGTAGTTCCTTATAGCAGGACTCGTGTATCACCTTTCTATCAAGGTTATAACAACTATGAATTAGAAAGTGCTGACAGTCCAGATGATTACAACTGGGCTCCATCTTATGATGATGTACGTCTTAATCAAAGATTCCAACTCATATCAGATAATGGTGGGTTCGGAATATTCGGTGGAAATCTTGACGAATTAACACAACTTGTCATGGCTGATACAAGCGATGACGATATGTTAGACACGTATCTAACTACACGTAATGCTGAATCTGTTAGCGACGGCAAGCAAATGTTAGAAGGATTACCTGAACCTATACAAGCACAGGAGTTTGAACAATTACCAGATTTCGCAAAGAAAAGATTACGTGATATCGGTTATAAACCGCCTGGAGAGAAAGGCCCCGGTTTTGCTTGGGGTCTTGGTGGTGTTCCTTTTGTTGGTGATTTTGTCAGAGGTGTAACAAAACTTTCTGTTAAGACTTTAGGTTTTGGAGCAAAGATCGTTCAGCTTGACAAAGCTTGGGAAGTTCTTATGAAGTCTTCAAGATTTGCTCAACGTGTAGGAAGATCATTCGCTTATACAGAATCAAAAGAAGGTTCTGTATGGGGTGATCTTGGTTCTTTCATGGATGGTTGGCGTATGACAGAACATGCGGAAACTTCTTTTGATGAGAACTCTCATGCTCAAGTAATGAAAATGGGATTCACTGACGATCAAGTAGAAATGCTGAAAATGTATGCAGGTTTCGCTCAAGATGGTGTATGGGATTTGATTGTTCGCCGTACAGGTTTACAAGATGACCAAGCTATCCGTGAATTATTTGAAAAAGAAATGGAATGGCTTGGTTCAGACCGCGCTCGTGAAGCCATAAATATTTACGACGAAGGTCGTGTAGATATGATGGAGTATTCACGTAAGTTCTGGAATAAGAACAATGGTTTCTTGCCTGATGCGGAACGTGGAACTATGTACGGAACTGTTGTAGGTTTCGCTGGTTCAATGACTACTGAGATTCTGTTAGACCCAACTACTTGGGCTGGTGGAATCTGGATGAAAGCTATTAAATTGACACGCCCTGCTCAACAAGCAATGGTGCGTCCTGGGTTACTTATGCGAAGCGGAATGAAAGCAAAAGCGTATGTTACAGGTAAAAGTTTAAAGAAAGGCCCTTGGCAAGCGCGTGAATCAACATGGAATAATATTGATTTCTGGAATGATCTCACTAATGCAATGCGAGCTAACAATAAGTATTCGTTAAAAGGAACAGCAGGCGCAGATGAGATGGCTGGATGGTTTAGTAAAGCCAGAGCAGAGAATTTCTTTGGCGCTCTTAAACCTATTTTGTTATGGCGTGGCAGACAGTTAATAAAATTCCAAGATGATCTTGCTGAATCATTTAAAAATTTAGACGAGTTCGAAGATGTAGCTAATTCTATTTTCAGAGAAGCCGCTGAAAGCGGTAAAAAAATAACAGTAGCAGAAGCAGAAGCTTTAGCTAAACAAAGGTTCTTAAAACAAGATCCGAAGTGGGTTCACCCTGAAGACTATCTTCTTTTAAAATATAAAGGTTTAATACCTGTATATACAAGAATGAAAGCATGGCATAAACAAAAAAGAACTTTACAATATGTCGCTCCTAAAGGTGACGTATGGGAAACATTTGTTGAAACTGTAGGTACGCAAACTATTGGGCGCGAAACTATGGAAAGCATGTATACGGCTGGGTTTGTAAAAGCTAACACAGGGCTTTCATCTGCTGATGGTATATGGGAATTTATGTACAGCGAAGCTGGTACTTCTGCTTTATCGACAGGCTTTGGTGGCAGAGGTGCGGCTAATGCTGTTTTGCTTCCAACTGGTGTGGTTGGTAGATCATTAGGTTTGGTTCGCACACAAATAAATACAATCATAGATTTTGGATCTAGTAATTTCCAAACAACAGCCGCCGCTAAAACTATGTCTCGTATTGGA